GTGCAAGAAGCTAAAGCTCTAGTTGCATCAAGTGGAGTAATATCATAGATATCATCACCATCATATACATAAAGACATTTATTAGTTCCTACAGCTGCGTATCGTCTACCAGTTAAATCGGTCCACGACCATTGAGCTCTAGCCGCTCCTACTAATAATTTAGATGTAAGTTGTTCCCAACCACCTATCTTTTCAGGAGATCCATAACGAAAACGTACATTATCTCCGTCAATCCATTCTCCCTCAGCTTGTGAAGCAGTAGCTTGTTTATTAAATCCTGGTTTTAATGCTATCTTTTTTAATGGCATATTTGTGCCTATTATAACATTTAATTAACTGCGTTTAAACCAAGTAGGTAACCCTAAATGAGGTCTACTATTAAAACTATATTTTTAATTAAATTTTACCCTAGAATCTCTATCTCCTATACTTCCTTTAGGATTTATATTAAAAGCAATAGAATATCTAATCTTATTAGAATTATTTATGCAAATTTCATGTAATAAATAACTAGGAAATAGTATTAAGTTATTTTTTTTAATATCAAATGTCCAATTTTCAGAATTAAATACGTTATATTTTTTAACAGGTAATTTCCAAAAAAAATCTTTTGTTTGTTTATGAAATTTTATTTTAAAATTATTATCTCCCTCTGGATAATACACCCCACTTATTAAAGTATGAGCATGGTAATGAGCATGAGAATATCCATTTTTTAAAACTTTTGTTGCCCAAGAATTTACAAATTGATAATCTATTTCATATTGCATTATATTATTTACATAATCAGAAACACATTTATGACATTCATTTTTTAATTTTTTTAATTCAATATCCTTAAATAAATCATATCTTTCTGACATCATTGAATTAGATTCTTTATCTAAGGAAGCATTTGTAATAAAAAAATCTACTTTATTTAAATAATTAATTATTTTGTTACTATCTATATTTAAATTATATATTCCAATAGTTTCTGAAAATAACTGTAAAATATTAGAATTCATTTTTTAAACCAAACTGGCAGTCCTAAATGTCTCCTGCCATCAAAAATATTATTTTTAGATTCTTTTGTATTTGAATTATTATAATGCAAAAATACTTGGCAACAATCTTCTCCTAAAAATTCATCTCTCCAATGTTCTAATTCATTTCCTTTATAAATTAACATATCACCAGGATTTAATATTATTTTAACATTTTTTTTAAAAATATCTTTTAAATAAATAGGCCACTTATCTCCACCTAAATTTAATGTTGTAGATATCTCACAACTAAATCTATCTTTATGTTTATTTAAAACATCTCCTTTTTTATATATACGAGCATATGAGTATGTTTCAATTAAGTTAGTATTTGTATTTTTTTCTAAAATAGGTTTTACTTTTAATAATAAAGTTTCCATTAAAATATCAGAGTAATGAGAATAAGTATTAGGAACCTGTGCATCATTCCAAACTCCAAACATCGTTTCAAATGGAGAAATATATTTACTTTCAAATAAAGTTTTTGCAACTTGTCTTTTTATTAATAAATAATTATAACAAAGTTGGGCAACTTCTTTATTTATTGCTTTTTTAATAACTATGTATTTATTTTTTTTAAAATTCATAATATTTTATTAAAATTATAAGCCAAAGATATTCTTAAATCGTCATCTTCGTGTCTTTCTACACAATGTCTTAAAGTTGATTTAAATATTAATAATCTTCCAGGAATAGGGGCATACCACGCTGTTGGACAAGTTAAACCAAAAGAAGAATCTGTCGTAGGCTCCATTAAATTATCATTTACATTAAATTTAAAATGTATTTTTGAAGATTTTTCTGGATTACTTTTTAAAAAATAAACAGCAGACAATGTATTTATTCCATGATCATGAAATTCTTGATAATCATATTTTTTATATATATTAAACCATCCACCCATACATTTATATTTATCTTTATATTTCAAAACATTTGAATATTCTAAAACTTTATTAAAAATCCATTCATTTAATTTTTTAAATTTTTTATTTTCTAAAATATTATATGTATTTAATGTAGTATAAGTTTTATTTGATATCCAATTTTTTCCACCTTTTTTAATTTTATTACTTAAAGATAAACATTCTTTTATAAGATTTTTTTCAATTTTTATATGTTCAGAATAATCACAATATCCAATTAAATTTGGATACCATTGTTCTATAGTTATAGTTTCATTTACTTTCATAATATTTTATATATAAGTGTTTCCTAAATTCCACATGACTAATGAATATCTAGTTCCTTTTGTAACTGGTTTTACTCTATGCCATACAAAAGATGGAAAAACAATTATAGATCCTTTCGGTAATATTTCTTTTGCACGTATTACAGATTGTTTTTCTTTTCTTTTATCAGGTTCATAATCTTTTGTATCAAACTCTAATTCTCCTCCTTTATATTCTGAACCATCAGATAATTGGCAAGTTACTGATAATTTTCTTATTTTTTTATATGTATTTTTATTATTTATGTCACTATAAGGTTCGTCCCAACTATCACAATGCCAATTATAATATTGATTTATTTTGTATTTAGTAAACTGACATGGTTCAGAATAATTCCATTGAAAATTCCAACCAGCTTTTTCATTTGCTATATGAATATAAGGATGAATTTCTTTGTATATCCAATTATCATCTAACCAAACAATATCAGAATTTCTTTTACTCTTTAATAAATTTAGTTCTTTTTTATTTAATTCTTCGACTTTTTTATTTTTAAAATCCCCTGTTACTGCAAGTTTATCTTTATGCATTAAAGCATATTTAATAACTTCATCACAAAATCTATTACTTAATACAGAAGTAAAATACCAATAATAATTCTTTAAATTCATATTTATGTAAATATGAATATATCAATAATTATTAAAAGTCAATTAATTTATTTTATTCCAAATTTGATTTATTTCATCCCATGAATAAGCATCATTAACACCATCTGTATATGTTACTGGTTTTTCAATAGGTGGTTTCCATGAGGCATTATTTAAATCTAAAATCCAACTAGGAAAAGGTTTTTTAATAATAAATATATCATTAACTTCATCATAAATTTTATCCATACCTGCATAATTTCCTCTAAATGCTTTTGATTGATCTAAAGCTAAAGTTGAATCTGGATTATAGTATTTATTTTCTATAGTATTATAAGAAGTTTTTTTCCATTTAGACCATCCATGAATTTTTGTTAAATATTGAATACCTATATTTTCATCCTCAATACCGTTTTCATTTAAACAATCGCTATTGTTTACAACATGAACACTTAATACTTCATTGTCTAATGATAATTTTGCAAAATGAGCCATATCCACTATTTATATTTATATCTTATAACAATAATTCCACTACCACCTGGTCCACCAGATCCATTATTAAAAGTTCCACCTCCACCGCCACCACCTAAGTTTGCAGTTCCTGCATTATTTCCACCTGCTCCTCCACCTCCAAGTCCTCCTGTACCTGGGCTAGATCTTGTTCCATTATTTCCTCCTCCTCCACCGCCAGCGTAATAAATTGAAGATCCTGTTATTGATGTTGCTGTTCCATTTCCTCCACCAGCTAAAGAACTAGCATTAGCACCAGAAGCAGATGCTCCTCCACCAGCTCCTCCTAAATCAGTTGATGCATTTACACTACCATCTCCAGCACCCCCTGGATTTCCTTCTCCTGGTGTTCCTGGACCTGATCCACCACCTCTAGCAGCTCCTCCACCTCCAGAACCTCCAGAACCTCCTGGACTTGTACTTCCTCTTCCTCCACCTGCACCACCTCCAGTAGCTGTTATGCTTGAAAAAACTGAATTACTACCTTGATTTCCATTACTTGATCCACCATTACTTGGTGCACCAGCACCTATCGTAATTGGGTAAGATGTTTGTGATACTGGAAGACCTCCTGATCCTGGGTTTGGAAAAGATTGTTTAAATCCACCTGCACCACCTGCTCCCCCTCCATCTCCACCACCAGATCCTCCTCCTGCTACAACTAAATAATCAACAGTTGATGAACCTTTGTCATTTCCAACTGCTGAAACAGTAAATGTTCCATCTCCTGTAAATGTATGGATTTTAAAATCACCATCTGTTGTTTCTGTTCCACCACTTGCTATAATAAATTTTGCTCCAGGCCCACCTGTAAACCCAAATCCTTTTGCTGATGCTGCTCCACGTGTTGATTGTAAAGGCATTCTTTCTTCTCCTTATTTAAATTGAGTTTGCGATGCTAAAACTGTATAAGTTGATGCAGCTGTTTTGACTGCTGTGAAAGAATAAACATCTATGCCACTGACATTACCAGCTGTCGGTGCTGATCCACCTTGCCATATAGTTGATACATTTGTTGAAGTACCATCAATAGTTACAAAAGTTGTGTAATAGGCTGTTGCTCCTTGAGTTGTTAAAAACGCAGCTGTTGCAGCATCCCCGATAGATAATATTGAATTTAAGGCTGTTGCAGAACTTCCTCTAAGATTAACTGTAAAATTTCCTGTTGCTGCTGTTGTATAATATAAAACAGCTTGAGTTAATAAATCATAGTTTGCTGTTCCTGTAAGTGCTACAGCAGTTGTGGTAGTTTTTTCTAAAACTTGTTGAATTTTTCCAGTGCCATTAAATGTAACTGCACCAGTTCCTTTTGGTGTAAAATTTATACCAACATTATTATCAGTACCAGAAGCTGTAAAATTTGGATTAGTACCAGTTGCAGCATTAGTAATTGTTATATCATTAACTGCTGTTGTTACTTTTGAAAATATAATAAATTCATTTCCAGCATTATCATCAATCTCATTAATAATAGGAGCTGTTAATGTTGCTGTATTAATTGTAGGTGAAGTTAAAGTTTTATTAGTTAGCGTAGCAACACCTGTTGCACTTACTAAACCAGTATCAACTGCATCTGTTCCATTTAAATAAATTTGTTTAACAGATTTATCAGTAGTTGCCCAAATAACAGAAGCACCACCAACTTGGTTTAGAGCAAGTGTATATACACCTGTTGTTCCATTTTCTATAGTATATGTTTTTTCAATTCCTGAAGCTACGAAAACAGTACTGTTAGCTCCTAAAGTTCCTGTAAATTTAATAACAGCGTTTCTAGCATCTGATATTGTAGCATCAGTCATTGCTAAAGTTGTATTATTAGAAGTAAGGGTAATTGCTTGATACCCAGTAATAGCTTGTTGTAATAAATTTAAATTTGTATTAGTTTTATCTCCCCAAGTTCCAGAGTTTTCCCCTGTTACCATTAACTCAAGTTTTAGGTCTGTAGAATAACTAGATGCCATATGAATTCCTTTTAAATATTATGTATAATAGCTAATTTTAGTTTGATTAGGCGGCTATGTCAACAACTGCCCAAGTATTAGTTGTACTTGTATTTACTACTGTCCAGCTATTAGAAATGCCTATATCTACCACGGCCCAAGCACTTATAAATATAGATCCAGTAGAAGCTGTCATTTGTATTCCAGTTACATAAATCTCTTGATTAATTGTTATTCCTACTGTAGCTACTGCAGTATTGAGAGAAACATTAGATACATTTACTGGCGTATTAAGATCTACTTCTATTGAATTAACTGTAGAATTTAATATGTTTCCTGTAACATCTATAGTGAAAGCTATATGAACTTCTGCATCACCCAAAGATATTATTAATGAATTTCCGTTTACATCTATATTAGCATCAGCTGTAATAGAAGATGATGCTACTACAGTTGTTATAGATTGACCTGTAATAAGTACGTCAATATTTATTTCAGCATTTATTATTCCAGTATTTATGATAGAACTTATTCCAATTAAATCAAGACTAGAATCTCCTGTAAGTGATAAAGTTCCAGTAGTTGTATTTAATTGATTTCCTATAATATCAACTTCAATTGATGGTGTAATAACAGTATCTGCTCCAATAGAGATATCCATTCCACCAATATTGCCCCACGAACCATAACCCCACGATTCAGTACCCCATGGTAAATTACCAGGAGATGTAACTTCAACTTCAATGACAGCTTCTCCTATGGCTATACCTGTAGTTAAGTTTAATAAATTTGTATTTAAAATTAAATTACTATCACCAGTAATTTGATATCCTGGATCTCCTGCCCATGTACTAGATCCCCATGTATCTTGACCCCAAGCTGTAAATGAAGCTATAGATTGAGCTGTAGTATTTAACTGAACTCCAGTTACATAGATTTGTTGACTAAGATTAATAATTACATTACTACCAATAGACGAAGAAATCCCATCAATAGTTGACCATGAATTAGATCCCCAAGAATTACTTCCCCATGTAGTGGAAGTTCCAGGAGTCGATACATTTACGTCTACGTCTCCTTGTAGACCCCATTTACCATTTCCCCATATAGCTTCACCCCATGTATTAGCCATGACAGTTTTCTCCCGTCATGTAAAATACATTTGGTAAACCAGGTGACGTTACGTTTATTGTAATATCTGCCACCTGGCCCTCCTAAAATTATGCGATTCTTAATATAGCTGCTGCTGATGTAAATGCTGGAAATACGATTGTAAATGTTCCTGATGTTGCAGTTTTAACAGCACCAAAATCTAATACACAAACAGATTTACTACTTGCTGATGTATTATATATTAATGCACCGAGTGCACTTAATGTAACTCCTGTAAAAGATAAATCTGCAAAATCTACTATACCTACTGAACCATCTAATGATACTTGTTGAGAAGTTAATACTCCCCCTCCAGCAACATATTGTCCGCTATTTGGAACTTCATTACTTGCTGAATATGCTGTTGTAGTAGCGTTTAATACTGCGTTTGATTGATAAAGTGCTAATTTAAAAACTTGTCCTGAGCCAGAATCAAAATCGTGTACAGCTCCTAATAGTTCTGATTTAAAACTATTACAAACTGCTTGGTTTATATTTAATGTCATATTTTTTACTCCTTATAGTTATTATGGTGACGGTGAATTAATTTTAATTCGTAATGCACCATCTTGAAACTCGTCTCTGCGTCTTCTACCTGTTTGTTCTAACGCAAATCCTTGTAATGCTGTATTATACTTGTCTTGATATAGTTTGTACATATCCATCGGTCCTTTTAGATAAGCAAAAGCTTCTACTAAACAGGCATATAACAATAGTTCTGGTGCGTTTTGACTAATATAAGTAGTCGTATTTGTTGAACTTAAATTATCAGGTGTATATACATAATCTAGTGTAACTGCATAACTACTATTCGGTATAGGGGCTACTTGAATAGCATTTTCTTTATACATTGAATAATACTTAGGAAAACCACTTGTTCCTGAACTATTATATTCAGTAATAAATGTATCATCTCTAGGTTCTAAAGATATTTGAGCAGAAGAAGTATTAGTTACAACTACAGATCTTACTATAAAGGCTCTTCTAGTAGTTGTTGATCCTTCATCGGTATTGTCGTCTGGTAATAATAAATATTTGTTTCCAGAATTAAAACTTGATGTAGCATATTCTCTTGAATAATCAGCATCGGTTTCTCTAAATATTTTATACTCTGAATTTTTAATAAATGTATCACAAACTCCATCAGTTAAAACTGATGAATCTACTTCTGTATAATTTCTAATATTTTGTAATAATTCTGCGTATGTCATGTTATATCTATAGTTACGTCTCCAACACTAGAGTATGCTTGTCTAGCTGCATTAATTCTATCTCCACTTATTCCAGGTTGCATACCAATTGAAAGATATTGTCCTGGCCAAAATTGTAAATCTAATTGTACTAAACATCCACCGCCTGGAACAGTATCGGATCTAGCATTTTTTAATCCTTG